GGCTTCAGCACTGGCTATCGCGTCACCCGTGGTAATAGCCTCGGTAGCAACTAGTTTTAGAGCACCACCCTGACGAACGATCTGATCAGTGGCTAGTTTGGATGAGTCGGTTAGAAGTTTGTTAGCATCGGTGGCCAGACCAACACCATCAGCTGCCTCTTTACCTGAGGCTCCCAGTTTCGTGAGAGTGCCCGCAAGGGCAGCAACAAGACCATCGGTATCTTTGACCTCGATGCCAAAGTCCTCAAGGGTAGAGACCATGCGTACAGCCATGTCCTGCGCACTTGCACCACTCTTGGCGATACCGGAAAGAGCACCATCGAGTTCGTCTATCGAGTCAGAGACTGCCCCGACCTTCCCGGCAGTGTCAGAGAGAACCTTGGTGAAGTCGTCTAATGACGCGATTCCCTCTTGGGTAGCGACATCAATAAGAATTTCGATAGCGTTTTCGGCCATGATGTCCTGGGTCGTAGGGAGGGGCTAGACACGAAAAAAACCTCCCCGAAGGGAGGCGGTTTCGTCCGCCAGTGGAGACGGAAAGATTGGGTTGAGTGGGACTACCTCATGACTTTGACCATAATCCCAGCTAGTTCATGTGCCGTGCGAGACGACAGCGCCTTGATTTCCTCAACTTTCTCTTTCTGCACTTCTTCTCGGGCCGATCTAATGACGGCCATTGATATAAGGAAATCCTCATCGCCCTGATCGAGAAACTGTACTGGGTCTTGACCCAGTCGCATAGCGGCGGCTGCCCACTTTATATGCGGATCATCTTTCAGGGCCTCTAAAAAGCCGTGTCGGCCTCAGAGTTGGAGAGGTTAGAGAATTCGAGGAGGCGGTTGGTGAACCAAAGAAGGTCACCATCAATGTCGTTGAAGACGCCGCGCACGAGAGAGGCAACAGGATCGCGGAAATCAACAGTGATACCAAGGAGTTCAGCGGTGATAGGACCGGTGCTGCCATCGAACTTGGTCCACTTGGCAGAGTCGGTCGAACCGGTGACGGCGTACTTGGTGGTGTCCTTTTCGTCCGCAAGGAAGTAAATGCCCTTGGTAGCCATGGCCACGAGGTCGGCATTCGCCTTCATGCCCGAGTCCTCTGGAGGAGTTTCCTTGTTCAGCACCTGCTGGTCGTACTCGTCCTTGCGCTTTCTGATGGCGGCGAAGAGTTCGGTCTGCTGGATTGGACGGATGCGTACGAATAGGTATGGGAGACCGTTCTCCGGAAGCCAGCGCGGGACGTGGATGTCCTTGTACATCTTGTCCATGAAACCGGCACGCTTGGCCTTGATGTTGCCTAGAGGCGACGTTGGCTCGTTCTCTTCCTCATCCGGCGTTAACGCCGGGAACACTGGAGCTAGATTCAGTGGCTCTGGTTCGGCAATAGTAGGCGCAATGGCCTCGTCATTAGACGTGTCGGGTTTGATGTCAAGTGGCATTCGTCCTCCCCGGAAGAATAGCTAGTTTGGAAAATACTGGTTAGTCAGCGACCGAAGAAACGGTGAACTTGGTGCTCCACGAGCGTACCGCGCCCGATTCAGAGTCAGTCGCACCGTCAGCGATTTCAGAGACCACACCGTAGTAGATGCGCTGTGATCCCCACGCTACACCACCAGAGGTGAGGGGGGTGATGGAAACTACACCAGGGGCGAGGCCCGCCGAGTTACGAATGGCCTGCTGGAGGGCATAGTCGCCGCCGTACTTGTTGTTCTGGTCGTTATTGTTGTTGAATCCCTTGCTCAGCATGATGTCTGAGTAGACGGGAAGCGCAGCAACAATGACTTCGTTCAACATGCCCGAGGGACGATACTTCGTGTTGGACGAAGTGGCGTCACCACCAGAGAACTTGTCGAAGGTGACAGTCCAGACGGTGCCTGAGGCATCGGTGAACGTCAGTACGGCCTGCCACTGCTGCTCAGAAGCGTACTGTAGGTTGTTGGTGCCGGTGGCGTTAAAAGTAGACATCTAGTGGCTCCTCAGTGGACTAGGCTGGAATAGCCGTGGTCAAGTTGTACTTAGTGATGTTGATGTTCACGTTCTCCGCAAAAGGCGAGAGCTTGACATTGATGTTGGCATTCACTTGGCCAGCGGCAATGGTGACAGCGGTGTTCACCGATGGGCCGGTGTTCACCGAGAACGCCTGACCAGGAGTGGCTCCATAGAGCGATCCGTTCTGGTAGTAGCCGAGCATGAGGCCACCAAGTGCGCCGTTGAGGCGGGCAAAGAACTTACCCTTCGGGTCGATCTCTCCGAAGACGAAGGACTCGGCAAGGCTGCCAGCCTGGAACACGATCTGCATACGCATACGCACGTTGTTGAGGTACGTCCACGCTGGGTTGAAGGCCGCAGAGCGGAAGCCCCACAGAACGTACTGACCAGTTGGAAGTTGCTTGATGACACATACGCCATCGGCGTTGAGGTTCGCAAGGTCACTCTGCACATATGTCTGAGTTACTCCAGTGATGTAGGTGGAGGCAAAGTTGGTTCCTGCGGCTGGGTTGTTGGCGTCAGAGTTAGCGTCATTGGAAGCAGCACAAGCAGCGGCGAACGCGCTTGGGGCAACCGTACGGTTGAACACCGGGCTCGTCAGCGTCGAAGCGTTGGTGTTGACCACGCCGGGAATTACTACCCACGGAGCGAAGACAGCAGCGTACGAGGAGTCGCTGGCGACACCCTGGAAAGTAGCCACCTGAGTCTCGATGGTCGCAGCGGTCGCGGTGTTCGGAGCGTCAAGGTAGGCAACACGGTTGAACGCGATGGCGTGAGCCACGAGGTTGTTCCAGTCGGTAGCCGAAGTTCCACCAGGGTACGAAACCTGTCCCGGTCCCAGAAGGGCAGTGAAGGCCGTAAGAGCAACAGCAGCGTCAGCATCGGCAATGGCCACGTCAGTTCCACTGGTGAGGTAAATGGTAATGGTAGAACCAGATGATGGCAGCGTAGAGGTTCCAACCTGAGAAGCGGCGGTAATGAATCCACCACCCGAGCCAACCTGGAGGGACTGAACCCAGTTGATGAAGTCGGTGTCGGTGAGGAGCCCGTTAGTGGCAGCAATTGCAATACCGTTGTAGGAAATCGTTGCGCTGTAAACGGTCTGCGATCCAACCGTGTAGCCAGTGATCGTTACGATCACACCAGAGGCGTTGGCGCTAGAGGAGTTGGCCCACGTTCCCTTGCCGTTAGCGGTAAGAATCCAAGCGTTCACTGAGTTCGAAGAGGCAGCAGCGACGCCAGTTGACGTTGGCTGAATACGCGAAACATATGCAGTGTTTCCACCGTCGTGGAAGAACTCATCAAGAGCGTCGTAGAGAGTGAGACTCGACATGTTTGCTGAGATGACGTAGCGACCGGTAACCTGACCGTTGACGATCTGGCCGAAGTACGTGGTGAAGTCGTTGATTGATCGGATTGGGAATGCCGTGTTTGCGGGTCCGGCTGCTAGTCCGGCAACAAACCAGTTCCCCGTTGATGCAGGTAGCGTAGGGTTAGGGCCAGCGGCAGTTACGTTGACGTATACACCTGGGGCAATGTTAGCCATTAGATCTCCTAGGAGGGGTTGGAGTCAGCCGGGGCCGAGTCTTTGGTTGTTCGTGCAGGCTTCGAGTCAGCTACTTGTGCTGACTCTTCCTTGACAGGAACGAGTCGTAGAGAGTCGTCCGCAAGGAGCTGATGGATTACTGGCGCATCCTTAACGTCGTAGACAAATCCGGGAACCAACTGAGCCCCATCGTCGTCCTGTACAACATGCGCGGCGGTCACAATGACCTTTAATTTTGAGAGAGCCATTCGGGATCCATTTGCACCGGAGTATTGGCCACGGTGACTTGTGAGGTTTCCGCCTCAGGGTTGGGCGGGATCGGAATAAACGTTGGAGCGGTTATGGAACCTTCGGCAAGATATGGATCCAGAGAAATTGGAGGTCCATCGATTGACTGCACATTGTCTACGGTCACTGCAAAGTGAAGGAAGGTAATGCCAGTTGTTCGAGTAGACGTGTGCTCACCCTCGTAGTACTCTTCTGATTCGAAGATGACCGAGCGCGAAAGTCCTCCCAGGTCTTGATTCTGTACCAGGATTGTGCGCACCATTGCGGCATAGGCCATGGTCATCGCCTGTGTCTCTTGCCAGTCAGTCGTGCCGTAAAGGTAGACTTCAATCGACAGACGCCAAGTGACCTGATAGGTTCGTCCCAGTTGGCCGACATCGCCAATGGTGTGAGGAACGGTCGCAATCAATCGCGGCTCGTTGCTATCAGCGCTCAGGGTGTCGTAGTCAGGAAGGATGTCGCGGTAAACCGGGGGACGAAGAATATCGGCACCTATCTGTCGATTGAATTCAACGACGTAAGTGGGCAACCACTTCTCCAGAGTGCGATAGCTGGCTTCTAGAACCGAGCCAGCGCCGTAGATACGCCCGTATTGGTCAGTGAAGTAACTGAGATTCCAGTTCTCCCACCACTTAGGTGAGTGTGGGCTGCGTGGATCGCCGGTCTGTCGAGAGGGTAGTCTTTCTGGCATTACGGCTTACCGTCCCTCACGGAAGAAAAGAATTGGCGAGTGGATCTCACGGAGTTTCGATACTCTGATTCGCTACCGAAGGAAGACCAGTCGATTATCCCGGTGCGTTCGGCGGGGTCTGGATACCTCGCATAGAGCGTGTTGACGATTCGCGTTTCGTTGTACTCGTCCCTGGCAGACTTGAACTCAGTGGTATTCCAGTGCATCCTGCCGTGAGTTTTCCACTTGGCGTATTCGAAACTCTGACGATCTTGCGGCATGTCCTTGAATCGCTTCATGCGGACTTCCATGTCGGACTGTTCACGCATAGAGCGTTGACCAGCGCCTCGCTTGCCGCCCTTTGAGTGACGGTAACGTCTGTCGTCTTCTGTGCCGACTATATCTGAGTCCTTAGACTTCTTGTAGTCGTCAATGTCATCGCCCATCAAGTAGCGATCAACGAGTTCGTTGGCCATCTTGCGGAAGACCGGCGTGATCTCTACGAACTTGAAACCCTTTTGCATCAGGGCTTGGGCGTAGTCTCCGCCACCACCACCGTACCATCTACCGCCCTTGGGCTCGATTTTGATAGTCAGTTCATTGGAGAAGAGGTCAAACGATGAGTATGTTGGAGAGACGTTAGCCGCTCGTAGATATCCTCGTTGCACCAGGCTCGGAGAGTTAGGGTTAGTGCCGGGGTTGTATCGACGGCGAGCGATGGTGCTCTCTGTGATCTGGGGCCACTTACTGGTCCCAAAGACGGAGGTGCCACCATTGGCGAATCGCTCGGCCTGCATTGCTGAGAACATCATGGCGATTTGCTGGATGACAGGACCCGGTTCTTCGAGGCGCTTCTTGAAGCGTCCCAAATAGTCCCTGACGTTGGACCAGCCCTTAACTTCAACCGGAGGCACTACGGCCCCTTAACCCACGGGGCTACCAGCTTTGTTATCTGACGCTCTATCTCGTCAATGCTCATCTTGTCTCGAAGCTGTGGTTCGGATTCCATGATGAGGAATTCAACCGCTTGCAGTAGGCAGGCTCGCTGTAGTGAGCCGGGTGTGTCGTAGACGTAGCCGCCGTTGTAGACGATGCGAACTCGTGATTCTTCGGGAGCGAAGAAACCAATCGTCAGCCATGCAAAGCCGTTCGTCTTTTCGAGGTCGATCAGTCCATTGGAGGAGAGAACGTCCTGGTAACTACCGTAGGTCGTCTGTACCAACAGTTCGGTAACTTCGTATTCCCACATCTCGGGGTAGCGAGGGGCGTACTCGTCAAGCCAGAAGCGGCGAATGAGGCCGTTGATACCGAGGGCACTGGCGTACGACTGACCCAAAGAACCCTGAAGACTCATTGGCAGGTCATTGCCACCACCACCGTATTCATTCGGGTTCGTACCAACGAGGGCCATCTCTTCTAGATGTCCCGTGAAGGGAGCGATCCTGCGAGAGGTGCGGTCCTCGATCTCTCTGGTGGCGTCTACAAGAGCAGCGTAGAGAACGTCATCATCTTTTGCATTGGTAAGAGCGGGCCAACGCTTGCGAAGGTCGGAAACTTTTGCCAGAGGGCGAAACTCAAAATTAGGAGTTGGGTTGTCATCGAAGTCAAGAGTGTCAAGCATGTCAGACATTTCTACTCCGTTGAACTATTCAGTGGAGTCAGTCTCCGTGGTCTTGTTCTTTGGTGGACGCCCTGGCTTCTTCTTGGCAGGCTCAGTTGATTGTTCCTCTGCGACAGGCTCCTCTGCGGGAGTCTCGACTACATTGTCAGCATCAGCAGCGGGGCCGTCTGACTCAGGAGTTTCGGCGGCAGGTGTTTCGGGTACGGGTTCGCCCTCAGGGACTATCTCATAGTCACCAGGAGCCAGTCTGACCAACTCATCTGCGAAGAGGGAGTTTACTTCCTTTACTTCACCAACTTCCCAGTAGAGCCCAGCAGCACCACCCTCGGTATGCTTTTTCAGATTTACAAATTGCATTGTTCTCCCTTGGGGTTCAAGACGTGACAAACCAAACCCCCCGGTGGGCGAGGGAGGATTCTCTTACGAGACACCCACCGGGGGACTTAGTGTTGTTGGACTAGATAACTACTGGGTCAGACGAGTAGTTCGTCTGAGTAGGTACCTGACCGTTTCCAGCCGTTGCGTCCACCGCGAGGTTGACGTTAGCGAGGCGACCAATGTACTTCGGTGCTCGTACGGCAAGCGTGCAGTCCGTCTGGATGGCGAACGGCAAGGCGTCCGGCGTACCAGTGGTTGGGTACACGTCGATTGGGGTGAAGTCACGCACAACAGGACGGAGGATGTTGTCCGGGCTGCGCGAGAGCAGGTAGATGTTCTCAGCGCCGTTGGTCAAAGGCTTGAGGCCCGTGTTGGCGTAGAGGTACGTGGATGGAGTTGCTGCCGAGGCAGGCACGTTGGTGCTGTTGGCAGGAACAAGGGCGGCACCGTTGTCCACGATGGAGGTCGTGGTCCACGAGTTACCGGAGGCGTCCGTGAACGCAGCGGGAACGATACCTAGGAGGGTCTCGCTGTTCGATGCACCAGAGGCTGCCGTGCGGTAGACCTTGTAGTGGATCGGAGTCAACGCTTCTGACGTGAACGTAGGAACCGTGAACGCGAGGGACACAGCCGATGTTGACGGCGAGACACTTGCCTCGGCGGAAGCCTGAACTTCACCGAAGTTGGTGACGATGGCCGAAACCTTGTACTTGTAGGCACCGCTCAAGGTACCTGTACCTGTTGCCGACGCCGTGACTGTTGGGAACACGTAGGTGCGAGGGGAAAGGAACGAGGTCTTGACAATCGGAACGCCCTTGTAGGTAGGAGCAATCAATCCAGGCGTGATCTCAACAGTGTTGAAGAAGCGCTGGTTGATGTACGCCAACTGGCTAAGTCGAGCTTCGGCTCCGGGGGAGCAAAGCAAGAAGTAGTCCGCGTTGGTGATTGGCTCCGCTACGTTGGACTCAACAAGCGTCATGAGCAAGTCGAGCATACCGTACGTGAGGTTTCCACTGTTGATGGTCGAAGCGTCGATAGCGTTCTGATCAACACCCTGCGTCCATGGCGAGAACGTTGGGATACCCCACGTGGAGGCACCACCGTAGTTGTCGATGGTTCCAGAGCCGAGACCAGGGTTTGGGCCACCGGTCGAGGCAGTCGAGAACTGCGAGCAGATCACGTCGAGGCCGTCGAACTCAGGGTATGGGCCATACGCCGTAGGCGTACCAGCACCCCAAAGAAGGCTAGTCTCAATGGTGAAACCAAGCGACTTCGAAGCGCCCATCATTTCCTTCGCACGAAGCGAACCAACGGTTCCGCTGGTCACCGCCTCCGCGTAGCCGGTTACGGCTCCGAGGATCTGGTAGTGCTTCATCTGGAAGCTGTTCTGGACATAGGTGCTCCACGACACAGCGCGAGCTCCACCGTCAACGACAGCGCCACCCTGCGAGAGTGCGGTGCGAGTGTTGAAGTAGTACACCGACGATCCCCACTTCTCAGTAGGAAGGATTCCTACGAGTGGTGAGTAACGGCGCACGTACTCCAGCAACATCGGTGAGATGTTCTTCTGGACGAGGGCCGCAGCCCCCGCAGCGTCCAGGGCTTCCTGTACATAATCAGACATTTAGTGTCTCCTTGGGGGTTAGCGGCTGTTCGCAGCGAAGCGCGGTGCGAAAGCCATTAGGTTGCGGTCATCGGATGCAACAGCACCGATCTGACGCTGAAGTTCAGCGGTGCTGAGCTTGCCGAGGAACGTGAGCTGAGCCTCGTCACCCTCCTGGATCGCGTCGTAGTACGACGTAGCGGTCTCAGTGGTGTGGCCCGTGCGGTCGATAGCGCCACTACGACGTGCCTCTTCGAGAGCGGCAGCAGTAGCCTCAGAAGTCACAGACTCCTTGGTGGCAGCAACGATAGCCGCAACTTCCTCTTCCGAGAAAGACTTTGGCTTGGCAGCCTCTTCAGCGGCAACGCGGTCGGCCTCAGCCTTAGCGGCCTCTTCGGCTTCCTTCTGCTGAGCAAGCATCTCGGTAGCGAGAGCCTTGTAGTCGATGGCAGGAGCAGCAGGGGCACCCTCGGTAGCGGCTACCACTGGGGCAGTCTCGTTAGCGGGTGCTGTGTCAGCCGTTCCAGCCGGGATGGTGGTGTCAGACATTGAAGTCGTCTCCTTGTTGGTTGTTTCCTCGGTGTTGTCGGCTGACTCCACCTGAGATAGTGGTCCGGTGCAGTAGGGGCAGGAAGGAAGGAAAGCACTTACTCCGTTACCACATGCGGGGCACATGGTCTGCTGTTCTACTGATTCGGTCGATTCTTTTGATGCGGTCTTTGTCGATGGGGCCGTAGTGGCGGCAACGTCCATCGTGTCAATGTCGCCGTCCTGATCTGGGTCGATGAAGTACATACCCATGATTGCGGCGAGGGCAATACGGTGAGCCACCGCGAGGAGGTCTCCACCGTCATTCGCGTAACCGTTCGTCGTGACACTTCCGTCACCGTTCGAAACGGTCATCGAAGCGTACATCTCTCCGAAGCCCCCGAGTTCGAGGGTCTCCATGATGCCTGCTACGAGTTCCTCGTACCACTCAGCAATATTGACTCCGTACTTCTTGGCGGCACTCTTGATCTTGCCCTTGATGCGAGCGAGTTGAGCGGACGAGTACTTGGCAGCGTTCTTAGCTACGTTGATGTAGCTCCAGGCGGCCTTGACGTGCTGTTCGGAGTCAAGTGGATAACGCTTCTTCTTGTCCGCCTGATAGCCAGGGTCAGCGTAGGTAACGTTGCCGTAGGGCTTCTTGGGGTCGTCGGCTTCCATGGCGTCGGACAAGAATTCGAAAACCCTCTCCATGACATCTTCCGAGATCTCTGGCTTAACCTCTTCGTTGAAGGGAACAAGTTCCACGTCAACCGATTCGGTGATGTCCATGAAAACAGCCGGGTTGAAGTTGCCATCGGACTCAACGAATGATTCGAGAAAGTCGATGCCTTCGATAGATGCACCTTCGACGCCGGGAGAAGCCGTTCCGTCTGCACCGCCGAGGCGAAGCGTGGGAGCAGTTAGTACCTGCTGGCCGTCGTAGTCTTCAATCGTTGGAGTCGAGCCCCAGCCACCACGAATAGAGATGGTGCGCTGGAACCCGCCGTCCGTGAGGTTGGCGTAGTCTCTACCAGTGGTGGTGTTAGGAACGTCGGCCTCGAACTTGAGTGAGCCGTCAGTCTCCTGCCACACCTTGGTGAACTTGCCAACGAGAGCCATGGGATCGTCTTTCGCGGCAGCATCGTGAGTCGTGTACATGTTGAGTGTCTTGCCAGCGGCTAGGTCACTCTTAGCTGCCTCAGCGGCACTCTTGATGTTCTCTGCCGTGTACAGGCGACGGTTCTTGCTCACACCCACTTTGAGGAGGGTGCCGCGAATGGTGGCAACCTTAGTGTTCGTTTGTGCCATCGATTTCTCCTAGCGCGGGACCCAAATGTGGCCTCGGTGCGTCCAGTTCTTTAGGTGAGCCAATCGCTTCTTGCGAGGACCCACAACTTTTACGAACCCAGATGATCTGTGGGATTTCACCCACGAGGTTCTGGAGTCGAAGTTCCCTGGTCCAATCTCTTTGATGAACTTGGGGAACCTTCCGGTGACTTTTGCTGCCTTAGGCGCTTTCGTTGCATCGTAAGCAATGAAGCGATCTCCCCTCGGGAGGGGACGAAGACCAGCCAAATAGGCACCGTCTTGAAAGCGAATGCCGGTTCCACGACCCCTCGATACTGCGGTCTTGTAGTAACCAGTCTTGGGAAGTTTGGTTTCGCCGTGATGGACTCGCTCCGCTTTCGTAACCTTGTTGATGTTGGTTACGGAGCCTCGGCTAAGTCGAGCAGCATTGGCGATTTCGAGGTTCGCTGTTTGCGCGGTGAGTTGAGCGGTAGTTTCGTTGCCCTTGGAGTACTGCGCATGAAGGGCACTCGATCCAGCAAGCGCTCGGTCGTGAGGACTAGATTTGCCTGTCACCCGAAAAGACGGGCTACGGCGAGTCATTGACTCCTAGCCGAGACCTTTGCCCACCAAGGCACTGAACTGGGCTGCCCCTGGAGTCGTTGGCGGGAAGAGTGGAATCGCGAGAGGTGAATCCACAAGTACCCACTCAGTAGCGTTGGTGCCGATAACTCCGTGATATCCGAGGACACCGGGAACATCGCCAACCGCATTAAGGTCTTGTACCGAAACGTAGTCCGTAGACCACTTGGCACCGAGGTTAAACGTCGCGGCAGTTCCGGGAGAGGTGGATGACAGCGTGACGAGGGCGTGAGTATTGAAACTCACCGCACCAGAGAAAACGAACGTTTGACTAGCCTGGAATTCAATCGTCTTGGTGGACGACCCTGAAACGGTGAAGCCGGGGAAGGTGACAGCCGTTCCGTCGAGGATGACTGCACCCGTTCCGCCAGAGGCAATCGAAAGGTTGTAGGTGCCGGTTCCTAATGCCAGGGTCTTGCTAGAAGATCCGGTGTCCGAGACCACGAGACTCACGGTGTCAAGGGTGCCAGCGGTGTATGACCATACCGTGCCTGAGGTGCCGTTGACAGTTACTACGTTACCACCGGTAGTCAGCGTTCCAGTAGTGGTAGCCACCTCGATTTCGCCCGCTGAAATTGCGTGAGAAAGGGTGACTGTGTGTGCGAAGGCTGCTTCAATGTTGATGAGCGCACATGCCGGGTCAGCGGTAAAAGCGAGTGCGATAGAGTTGCCGTCAAAGATGATGGTGTCCGCAGAGGTCACTGCTGCAACCGTGGCGCTTCCACCAGTAGAAGTGGCGAGCGAATTGGTCGAACCATTGTACGTGGAACCAACAGCGTAGTAGGTAGTCATTATTCGGCTAGGTCCGTGGAACTTAGAAGTACGCTGCCGCCAAGGTCGCCAGTGTAAAGAGGCTTGTCGTGCTTCGAGTTGTCAACCTCTTCAGCCGGAACCTCTACGGCAACCTCTTCAGTTGGCTCTTCGCTCTCGGTTTCGTCAGTCGTCTTCTTGGTTGTCATTGTAAGTTCCTTAGGCGTTAGGTACAGGACCCATGATTGTCAGGTTGACGTAGTTCCCGTTTTCATCAAAGTAGGCATTCGACTCTTCGATGTCATCATCGAATTCTTCTGACTCGGAAGCCTTTGGTGGCTTCGGAGCTTTTCCTCCGGTAGGAGCAACCTTGGCCTTAGTAGCCTGACGCTGCTTCTGTGCCGGGTTCATACGGTCCGGCTTGCCGGGGTTCGTAGGAGGATTGGTCGGAGCGTTCTTGGTCTTGCTCGTCGTGGTGTTGGTTTGTGCGGTGACGCCGACACCCTTCTGGGTGGCGTCTGCACCAGCAGCAGCCAATTGAACAACAGCGAGGTTCGCTTTGGAGAGGGCGTCAAGGTCGCGGATAACGACCATGTTCTGACGGTCAACCAAAACAGCCACGTCGCCACCAGGAACCGGGGGTTCGCCAATGTCGGCACGGGCACGGTTCACAGACCAGGTACCGTTGCGGATACGCATGTCACGGATCTGCTCTAGTGTGTAGTCGTCTCGCCAGTCAACTGTACCAAAGTACAGTGCCCAGTCCTCCACCCCGTACGCTTGGTACAAGAGAGAGAACGAGAACTTCTCTAGGACGAGTTCCTGAGCGGGGCCGACTGTGTTGATGCGGAAGTTGCGGTCATCAGAGAGACCAACTCCACCACCAAGGCCCCCGGCCTGAGAGACTCCGGCCTTCGAACGGGGCACGCCCAGTCCTGACAAGATTTCATCACGGACATCGGCTTGGTTGCCACGCCATACTGCGATGTTGTTGGTGCCCAATTCCTGAACAGTTGCCCCACCCTTGGTCTCTAAAAGAGACCCAATGTTGGCGAGTCCGAGGTTCTTGGTGCGGTACTGATCCTGGAAGCGCTGACGTTCAACGTCAGGCAGAGCGATGGGCCAGTCAACGTGCGCCTTCAGAGGGTCGCCCTTCATGAAGGTCATGCGTAGAAGCGAGGCACCGAAGATCCACGTGGTCACCGGAAGGATCAACTTCTCGATGGGACTCAGACCGTAGACGGTGTTGCCTGGGGAGTCGAAGCGACAGTGGATGACCTGGTTAAGAGCAAAACTCGCGGTCTTGTTACGCTTCGTCTGCTGGTAGTACCCGGTTGGGTCGCCATGGTCGTTGGTGAGAACGGTGATGGTCGAAGGATCTAACGGGTAGAGAGCCAGAGGTGCGCCCTTGAGGTACACGATCTCGGTGAATGAGTCACCGTAGATGTACATGTCCGTGAGTACTCCGCGCATGAGCTGGCGAGAGTCCATACTTGGGTTCACGAATCGGAGCAACTTCGTCACAGCAACCACGCCCGGAGGGGGTGACTGCTTGATGTTGATCGGAGAGTTCATGTCGCGGATTGGTCGCGGTGTAAGTCCACCAGCGGTTGCCGTCTTGGCAATCACGTCAATCGCAACAGAGACCGGATAGCAGTTGACATAGAGACCAAGGAGTTGGTCCATGCGTGCCTGTCGGTTTGCGGAATCCCCACCCCACGCATCTGCTGGCTGAGTCGCTGTGGCACCCCCGTTGGGAACGCCCTCGGCGTAACCGAGTCGTTGTGGTGCCTTGGGCTTACGCCCCTCTAGGACTAGTCCAGAATGAGAGTCGTGGCGTTCCTGAATATCGTCTAGTTTGGCTAGGAAAGATGGCACTACCATCCTCCTCGGCTAGATGGATTATTTAGGTCCGTGGGGAAAATAAAGTCCTGACTGCTCATTCCAGTTTTCATCGGCTGCGAATAATCAACGGCAGGCTGATCGTTCATTCGTTCAAGAATCTGTTGAGCGGTTGGAGGGGTGTAGTCTTCGTAGAAGAGCGGGCGGGCAAAGTGACCGGCGTACATATTCACATAACGCCAAGCGTCAGCCATGTGGTCTTCTACGTTGCGAGTTTTGGCATCATCGGGACGAATGTCATCGCGAGGAAGCGCCGGGATCGTCTCAATAAAGTTTGGGCACGCCGACTCAAAGACGTGGAACATTGGGCAGGTGTTTTCGTGCCAAAGCCCTAGGTCTTTCTGGTACTGGTGATATTCACAGATCGGCCCTTCATTGAGGCGCTCGTGACACAGCGACCAACCAACTACTCGGTCGTTGTTTGCCTTGAGCAGTCCAACGCCTTCGAGGCCGTAGATGTCTGCAATGGAGTACGGAGTGCCGCGTTGCCCCCACATTGAAGGATCGGCAACGTGAACGACGCTGGTCTCTTTTGCGGCGACCTCGGCGGCAAGAATCAACTGCGCCTGCTGCGGAGCCATTACGTCAGAGAGACAGTATTCTCGGTAAGCCCACATGCGAGCATTGTTGTCGAGAGCGATCCAGAGGACGGCCCACGCATCGTGGATTCCATAGTCAATGCCAGCGTAACGCTGCCACTCAACCGGAATGTTGAACGTGTCTTCCTTGGGAATTACGTGACGGACACGGGAAAATTGAGTAAAGAAGGCCCCTTCGGACACATCCCAGTCTCCGTTAAGCATTGCGGCTCGTCGGGCAGGATCTGGAATAGCCATGAGGGTGGCTTTGTAGCCTGCATCCACGTATGGATTGTCATCAATTCTTGACCAAATAAATGCGTACTTATGGATTTCCTGATAGTCGCCTTCTCCGACGACAACTTCATGAATTTTGCGTCCATAGTCGGTTGGCTTGATATAGGTATCTTTGTAATACTGAGCGCCTATTCCACCGGGATTGGATCCTGCGCGACTTCCGAATACGGGAATCAGTGGTGTACGAGAACGAAGACGCTCTTCAAGCCGTTGAATGACCCTAGGGTCAGTCAAACTTGATTCGTCAAAGTACCACAGGTTATATTCGCCGCCTTGAATTTTTGAAGCATCCAAGAGCGTCTCGGCAAACTTGAAAAAGATGCCAGAACCATTCGGGAACGTAAGTGACTTTGCGGTTTTATTCCACTTGCCACCGAGTTTTCGGGCATAGTCCCAGTTGGCCAATTCACGAATCAAAGACTCGTCTAACTCGGGGTATGACTTTCTATGCATCCCGATTCGGATCTTAGGGTAGTTCATGGCGAACCAAATTGCGTCCTGAATCATGGCGCTGGTTTTACCCCCGGACGCCGCTCCGCCCAGAAGAATTCGATTGATTCCGCCACGAGAGTATTCATGGAAGATTTTCTGGCGAGCATGAGGCTCATAGCCGAGAATCTTGAACGTGTCAATTTCTTCCGGCGAAACCGCCGAGGCAAGGAAGTCACCTACATTGAGAGGCATCTAACTAACCAGTGAGGTGATGAATGCCGCGAGTGAGTTCCAGAAGTTGGCACGACCAATCTGAGTGGCGACTTCAGCGCGGCGCAGTTCGAGGGGAAGAGTGAAGTTGTACTCATGCGCCATAGCGGCTATTTCAGAATCTACTGGGGTGGATTCTTCGGGCTTGATGCCACCGTTCAGCACGCGGTCGATGTTAGGATCACGCCCAGTCGATCCGGTGTCCGGAGCATAAATCGGAGCATCGTTTTGATATCCCGGAACGTTAAGTTCTTTGGCGGCGTACTCGTCAGGTGTCATCGGCATTAGAAGCCCAGCCCTGGAATCGCTCGATCTTCATCGTCGCTCATTGATCTGCGAATGGCCTCGCGGTACACGATCTCTCGTTGGTCGTCAGTAGCCTGTGAAAGATACGCGACCTGCCAGTCATTGAGGCCCGCCCAACGGAGGTCGGCATCTGAGAGCCGACTGGGCACAGTTCCTTCATTGTCTATAGACATTATACAGCCTGCCTAGTATAATTCCACTCTTTAGATATTTTGCTCATTACAGTTCCGTCACCAACGTGAGCCCTTCGCTATTCTTCGTCGCATTACAGAAGAGGACAAAGCGCGAACGGTCACATCCGATAGATCGCCACTCTGCGTAGTGTTCATCACAGAAGCCCGACTTCGATGCAGGCAACGGACAGTTGGCTTCGCAGGGAGCGGATGCTGTTTCTTTTTTCCTCTTTTCCTCGGCGTAAAAAAGATAAGCCTGTCGTTCGACTATCTTGGTGGAAAGTGATTCGAACTCGAATAGCATCTTCTCCAAGTCCCGCAAGTCGTCGCGAAATGGGTCTCGTTCTTTTCTGCCAGTGCCGGGGAAGCCTGAGTTCCGCTCAGCTGCGCGCTCGGTCGGGGTCAGGTCGGAACTCCCACCACGAGAACTGGCTACGATGCTGGAGCCCGTACCAGACCTGGCGTACGTGTCCACACCAACTTGGTCCCGGCGAAAAAGTTCGGCTAGTGCGTCAAGGTCGATGCGACTGAGATTCTCGTTGACCTTCTCAAGGGACTTCGAAGCTCTAGTGAGCCTCTCCTTGGATCGTTGATTGATTGACTTTGCTTGAATTGACGGAGCGATTCACGCTTCTCCCTTACTGGCTTTCTTTTTCTAGTCGGTCCAACTCAGCCGCAATCGCTCTCGCGACGGGGACAAGTTGATCCAGTGGGAGGGTTACGTACGACTTGGCTATATTTTTGCGCGGACGCTTGTGAACAATCGCATAGGGCAGTCGTGCTCTTTCCCCGGATCGTTCGGATTGATCGACCCAGGTTGACAAGGTGGTGGCCTTCTGGTTCTTTGCCTCAAGAACAAACGGAATGCCCAAAAAATCACCAAGGGGGGACGAAAACGGTGCTCTTTCTATCTGGGGAAAGTATTGCTGGAGATAGTCCCGAACCTCGACCTCATATCGCGTACCTTTTGCGCGGCTGACGCTCATCTAACAAGCATCCCTTTCGCGACCCCACTCCGTCAGTCCGTCGAAGTCACCGTCACCTGACTCGTAGATCGGGTGCGGGAACGAAACAGATGCACCACCAGGTGGTGTTGGATCTTCAGGGTCAGGAGAAGTACCGATCCATTGATGGTCACAAACAAGGCAGAAATAGACGGCGATGGCGGTGCTGGAATTGGGTCGAATCCTGCCGTGATATTCCACACGGGACTCTCTCCCCGGTTCAAGGATTTCGATGGTCTTAATTTCGTCAGGATCTTGAGTGACTCCGCATCGAGGACACCTCCACAAGAGACCACCCATTACATGAGCTCCCTCAGGAATGAGTAGAGACCATCCCACAGTACGGTGATTGGCCAACTCGCAGCCGACTTCAGGATGTCCGGGAGGAGACGAAGGTAGGTGATCGGGCGTCCCGACTCATCATTGACAATCCCCCGCGTGACCCTAAGATCAATGCGCTTGCGATTGACCAGCACGGAGACGCGGAAAAACACTGCCGCGAAGACCGCGAAGTAAACAGTGAGTAGGTATTGCCACCAAGTCATTTATGCCCCCAATGTACAACCGCTATTCAACTCTTTACGAAATGGTCTGGAGTTGACTCCGCTTGAAGTGCTGAAAGTCATATCCGCCCGGCGTCTTCACCTCAACGCCGTACTCCTGGTGGGGCTTCGTGCCGTTGCTCGACAGGACTATCTCTCGTACTATCCCAGTCTTCCCGCCCGTCTTGGGCTTGATGATGACTTCCTCGTCCATGCCAAATTCTGTTTCAAATATTTTGCTCATGGGATCAGCGTAGCACAAAAGAAAGAGCCCCCCGCCGAAGCAGGGGGCATGGTCCTGAGTGAAGGACTCGAACCTTCGCATGGCTGTGTATAAGACAGCGTTTCTGTAGCCGCTGAAATAACTCAGGAAGGGAAGATGGTTATAAATCACCAGAATCCGAGGGTTAATGACTTCCTCCTGGGCCTCCCATCCTTACGGGCAGGGACATCTTCTTGGTCGGAATGGCAGGATTTGAACCTGCGGCCTTGGGCCTATGAAACCCCTGCTCTGCCAAACTGAGCTACACGCCGATGTTGTGCTGTCCCCTTTGCCTCGTTCGCATACGATGACAGTTAGAACAGACTAATTCACATTTTTCTACTTCTGCAAGGATCCTCTTCTTTGAGTAACTTCCTCCCCAGGTTTCCCCTATATTGAAGAGTTTCTCGCCACGCTCCGGTATGTGATCGAAATCCATACATTCGGGCGGGAAAGTGTTGCCGCAATCCACGCAAGGATGATTCTTGAGGTCATCCAAAAATTCACGCAGACTTACCCTGCGCTTGACTCTGCTAGCAGCAATTTGAGCCTTTAGTTTTGTGCTGTTGGTTTTGTAGTAATCCTTTTTGTACTGTCGGTATTCCGGCGTAGCGCGTCGGGCCGCAGACTTTTTGCGATCATACTCTTTCTGCTTTTCGGGATCCTTGAATGCCATGGTCCAAGTCTAGCATGGTTCTAACACACGTCCAGTCTTTAGACCACTAAGTCGAGATAGTAGGAATCGAACCCACGTCTTGGAGGTAGAAACTCCGCGTCCTAATCCGTTGAACGATATCCCGATTGTACTCCGTTGGCTCAGAGAGGAGGCCACGATCCCCCAACCTCCTGGTTCAGGGCCAGGTGCAACTGCCTCTTGTGCTATCTCTGAATGATTGCAATTCCAAGTTTTAAGGCCGAAACTTGCCCTAACGCTTGCAATTCCAAGTTTACTACGCGGAAGACTAGATACTCGAAAACTACACCTTGCGGTGCTCACCGTTTAGCAAACGGGCCGAGAGACCTCTCTCGTTAATCTTCCATCTGTGTGGGGATATCCCCACAATACTAAATGTGGACTTATCCCCACATCGAAACTGAGTCAACCTATAAGCGGAGTTCTGTACACCTCACGGTGTGGTAACCATCCATCTCAGCGATCTACCTAGGGATGTCTTTCGACGGACGAGCAGCCGCGTTCCCAGCTTTGATCTTGCTACGGGTAGGGTTTACCTAGCAGACTTGTCACCAAGCCTCTGGTGCGCTCTTACCGCACCCTTTCAGCATCACCTGTGATTCCAACCCTCGCGGGGAAAAATCCATCGGCTGTCTACTCTCTGTTGCACTTGCCTGCGCCTCACGACGACTCTTTCAAGTACCCTGCTCTTTGTAGCCCCGACTTTCCTCTCCGTAGAGCGGTTACCCGGTTAACTCAATCGTTTCAACTATACCACAGTCGTCTAGTCTTTAAGGGTACGAATTAGCTCTGGGCTGAGGTTATGATCCCCCTATTGCAGATTCAAAGTCTGCCGTGTTAGCCGATTACACTACCCCAGAATGATTTACTTCTAGTACTCCCAGAGGGATTTGCACCCTCACGCCTAGGCACAGATTTTTGAGATCTGCGTGTCTGCTATTTCACCATAGGAGCATGTTACCACACAAACCTTACCAACGCAAATCCTTAGTAAGGTTTATCGCGGAAGGAGTAGGATTCGAACCTACGGTGGCCCTTTCGGACCACTCTTGTTTTCGAGACAAGCGCCTTTAACCACTCGGCCTCCCACACCTCAGTGCGTCGAATTCCAAAGGCGTCAAAAGGTGTCTAAAGGTGTCTAAAGGTGTCTAAAGGTGTCGAGCCTTCACCCGTGAGGATGTACTGGTTTTCAAGGCCAGGTGACAGTAGCCGCTGTCATACTCTCCATTGTTACTTCGAGGGAAGGTCCAGAATCGAACTGGAATAGCGGGTGTTGCAAGCCCGTGCCTGTGTCCATTCGGCCACCGACCCATGTGAGTCATCAGCCTCGGTTTCCACCTGCCACGAGGTCTCCCGGTCCTCTGGCTAGGAGTTAGGGATCTTGTCGGTAGCCAACCGTACCCTCAACTAAACCGGTGTGCATTCTGTTGGCTTTTACTTCCCCGCCCCTTTACGCCGAAGCGTTTTGCGGATACCTCAACCACCATGTCTATACACCACTAATGAATCGTAGGCATAAAGAGACTCGAACTCTTATTCCCATTACAGGAACCGGACTCTCGATCCGGCGCGTCTAACCAATTTCGCCATACGCCTATGTGCAGACTACAGCCTGCGTTTTCACTTCAGAATGCAGCCTACAGACTGCACTTCGTACTCTCTACATGATTCGAACATGCACGTTAAACGGGTCTAAGCCGTTCTCCTCTGCCTAATTGGGATAAGAGAGCAAGTGATGCGTCCGGGTCTCTAGTCCGATAAAGAAGCATCGGTCTGTCGATACTTCACCGCTTCGTACTCCTGGTCAGGAACGAACTGACACTAGCTACCGGTTTAAACGGCAGTCCTCTGCATTGGGATACAGGAGCAAGCGCCGTCTTTCCGGCTGTCCATAGTCCTCGGGGGTCTTAAAACCTTAACCGAAGTTACGTGGAGATGCTGAGAATCGGACTCAGGATTTCTGTTTGCAAAACAGATGTGTTGCCACTAGCACCACACCCCCATTTCCTCACTGTTGCTGACACCGCTAAGTGTCTCCGCATGTTCCGACTCGAACGGTTGCAGATGCCTTTCACGCGGAAACAGTGAGTGATCCAATGCGCAGTTGCAACTACACACCTTCTCGTGGAGACAGGGAATTTCGAAATCCCGGCTTCCTGCGTGCCATCGTAGCACTCTACCTCTGAGTTACAGCCCCATGCCCGCTTTGAGGTCGAGGAACGGTACCTCGTGCTAGCGGCCACCTGCATCCGAAGATGTCGTCAGTACCTCTCGTGGTTCCTTACCGGATCGAACGGTAACCTAGGGCTTTTCAGACCCCCGTGCAGACCAACTACACCAAAAAACCATGTGGCCGTATCCTTTGTCAGGCAGGTGGACCAACCTTTTCCCATTGACAGCGGGGGAAAGACCGCAAGAGGGGTGTCACTCCCAATCGTAGATCCTGACGGATTTGAACCGCCGCCACCTAGGGTGTAGACCTAGTGCTCTGGCCAGACTGAGCTAAGAATCCATGATAGTGCAAAATACTGCACTCTTTATTGCAGTGCAAGATACTGCACTTCGTACAAGTGAAGGGCTGATAAATTCCAACGCGGGTCAGTCAGAACTTTCGGTAATCACTCCGCATCACCTTCCACCCGCTCTTCACTTCGTAGGCATAAGGAGACTTGAACTCCTACTCCCTTTCGGGAACAGCCACCTCAAGGCTGCGCGTCTGCCGATTTCGCCATACGCCTATTGAACAGTCCGGGGTTTGCGAGACTTCCTATCCCCGGTTCGGGCGCTCATCTCCCTACCGTAGTACTCTTGGAGGGGTACGATCCCTCAATCCTCGCGGCATCAGCTTCTAAAACTGACGTGTATATCCATTTCCACCACAAGAGCATGTTCCCGCCGAATCGTTGCGTTTCGCGGGGTAAAGAAAACCTGTACGTAGTACCCTCAAGGAGCACCAGAGTACACAAGCAATCGTTGTACACCGATCACAAGTTTAAGCAACAACAGGTCATAACGTACTCCTGGTCAGGAACGAACTGACACTAGCTACCGGTTTAAACGGCAGTCCTCTGCATTGGGATACAGGAGCATGGTGGACATTCACTACGGTACCATAGATCGCGCTCCTGCTAGTCGCGACTCGCTGCTCATGTTAATAGCAGACTCTGAATTTCCGTCCGTGGAGAAGCGGAGAATCGGACTCCGGATACCTGAGTGCAAAACAGGTGTGTTACCACTAGCACTACAACCCCATGTGCCGGTCTATCCCGGCTGTTTTCGTCTCTCCGAATGTCTTTACCTTACGGTAGTGGAGAATGTGGTGTTCGAAACCACGGCCTCCGGTATGCCATACCGGCGCTCTGACCAACTGAGCTAAATCCCCATCGTTACATCGTGGTTCCTTGTCGGATCGAACGACAACCTAGGGCTTTTCAGACCCCCGTGCAGACCAACTACACCAAAAAACCAAGTGATGCAGGCCCCTCTGTCCCCGAAGAGACTGGTTATGACAATGACCTCGCGATCAAAGTTTCCTGCTTCGTAGTCACCGTGAATTCTGCCATCACGACATCCGCTTTGTAAGAGCGGCGCTCTTCTTCTGAGCTAGGCGACCATGGTGTGATGCTTTCTGGCGGTACAGCGAACCGCCAACCTCCGGGCCTTCACCCGGCGCTCTACCATTGAGCTATAGAAAACATCACATCGTCTCCCTACCAAGATTCGAACTTGGGACAATTGGTTCGTAGCCAATCAGTTTAATCCACTAGCCTACAGAGAGATGCGGGCACTTTATTTTAGAGAGGAGAAATACCCGGCTCCTCATCACTTTATATGTGAGTACTGCTAACTCCCCCACTCGATTTTTACGGCGAGGGGGAAGACGATCTGTGAGGCTGACGGTTACAAGCCGCCGCATCCTCTGGCCATTCACTTCCATCTGTCGATGGCGTACCAGTCTTAACTTGCTTGCCTCGTAGTGATGAAGAGTCTCGAACTCCCGGCCTGCTCCGTATCAGGAAGCTGCTCTGACCAACTGAGCTACACCACTATGTAACAGATGCCGGGATTGCGCCGGACTCCCACGGAAGTAGCCGTGGAGTGCTTGCTACTTTGAAACCAGAACTTGCGGGCTCTGAGGTCGTTTCGCAGGACTTCACCGACCGCAATCAGTTGGTCCTTCTTTACACCACATCTTAGGGGTGAAGGACGTGAGTTGAACACGCGCCAGAGGGGTCACAATCCTCTGCTCTACCGTTGAGCTACCAACACCATGTGCCGGTCTTTCCCGGCTGTCACCTTTTTTAATGACGGACTAGGCTTGCGCCGACTTCACCGTACAGGTCTTTTCGGTTAGACCTACTGTGAAATTAGACTACCACACACCGTCAAGTCTGTCAAGTCAATTCTTTGCAGATCGTGTAGGTACCGCCCCCACGCCAGAGGGTTTGGAAGCCTCTGTGCTACTATTACACCAACAATCCATGTCACACTTTGTTACGTTTATCGCCCCCGGCCAAAAATCCAACTGCCGACAACGAGTATTGCAACAATAATCACAACAAATTCTAGGATACCCATGGGTACTCCTCTTACTGCATATTTACTGCTTGGTCCAACGAGTAGGTAACGCTCCCACTTTATCCGAAGACGCCGAGGTTACAGCTCGGTGCATCACTTCTCTGCCATCGTTGGATGGTTACTACTAGCTCCAAAGGTAGGTCCTGCCCCCACAACTTCCTCGTTAACGGCGAGGCACTCTGCTATTGAGTTACTCTGGAATGTTTACCGCGATTTGTTGCCGTTGTCATGGGATTGACAATTCCCCGGCGTTTTAAATACTTCTTTACCGCATTATCGGAAACTCCAAGTTCTTTGCCAACCTGCCTAAAGTTAGACGCCTCAAGCATCCTAAGGATTTCATCAACTTCCGGCCACTCGATCTTAGCCTTGGCACCCGATCTCTGAAGACAGTTTGTACAATATCCGGTAATGCTGGCATGGTAAATTCTTTTGGAGCACGTAAAACAAAGTCTTGGCTGCACTTCACGCCTAAATGCCAAGGTTCTCTTCTTTTTTCGTGTCATAGTTTGCGTATGACAGTTTGGACAAAGAAACCTCAAATTCTCAATTCTGTCGTCCCACCAATCGCCGCTAATGTGGTCAATCTGTAAAACAAGTGGCTCGTCATTCCACCGGTCGTTTTGTCCACACAGAGAGCACCTATGCTCTACCCCTAAGAATAGAATTGATCGCCGGAGTATCTCCGTAGACTGTCTTCCGTCCTCAGGCTTTCTAAGAGTAAGAACATCTTCCGGAGAACGCTTCCGCATCGACTTTTTACGACGCCCATCTGTATGAAAGAAATGGTCGGTAGAAACCCCTAGTTGAGCAATGCGGTTGGTGAAGTGTTTGTGTACTCCACCGTGAGGCGTTCTTCCTAGTTTCCTTAGTGCTTCAGTGACGGATTCCGATGATGCAACGGCGCTTCTTAATTCTTCGTCTGATATTTTCGTTGGTCGAGTCATACGTCAATTATAGCATCGAACTAGAAAAAGTCAAATCTTTAGATTCTGCATTGCCAATGCTTTACTTCTAGTCCTCCCGGAGGAACTCGAATCCCCACCATCGGGGTAAAAGCCCGACACGCTTGTCCAGTTACGCCACAAGAGGTTGGTTGGCCCCGAGGGAGTTGAACCCTCCTAAACGTGGTTAAGAGCCACGCGCATCTGCCGATCTGCCAGAAGCCAATGAACTGTATTCGTTGTGCTTACCCCATGTTACACCACCCCTCCGCGTTACGTACCCGCTATTGAGGGACCAAGTATGGACTTGGACCTACTACTACAGAGTCTGGATAGCCGGATTCGAACCGACAACCCCGTGCTCCCAGGGCACGTGCGCTACCAAATTGCGCCACATCCAGATGACGGGTGCTCTGCCAATTGAGCTACCGGCGACCTACATTCCCCGAGGGGAAAAGCACCGAGAACGATTCGAACGTCCAACCACCCGTATTTGTAGGTGCTCTACCAGACTGAGCTACACCGGGGATTTTCACCCCGCTGGCAGGATTTGAACCTGCGACCTCCTACTCGCGCCGCTAGGGGATCACGATACCCCAACCTCGTGGCTGACAACCACGCGCTCTTCCTTTGAGCTATAACAGCATTGCATGAGAGGAGAGGAGTGCTGACATTACACCAAACCGAGAAGTGTCCCCGGCTCAAGGGATTGAACCTCATCTCCCTCTCCGTAGTGTAAGCGAGGATTGAACTCGCGGCCTCAGGATTGAGAATCCTGCGTCCTAACCAACTAGACCATTACACCATGTTACTTCGTACTCTATATCGGTACTGACCCGATCTCCTCCAGGGTGAAAACCTGGCGTCCTTTCCACTAGACCAATAGAGCAAGTTGCCACTAAGGCCGGGAATCAGACCCAGCCGAACGGCCCTATTCAGAGAACCGCCCACATCAGTAGTCCGGGTTAATTAGACCAAGACTTCTTCATGGCGTGATGTGAGTTCGAGTTTCGAACCTCTTGCTCACTTCGACGGGTAGACGGGGATCGAACCCGCGACACCTACTTGGAAGGAAGGTGTTATACCACTTAACTACAACCCGATGCTGTGCCGGAGGAAGCAGCATACCCTGAAGGGTGCAACTTTCATTTACTTCCACCGACTTGAACACTGTATCACAGGTTTCCCCGGAACAATGTTACGATATGTTACAATCGAGTCTCAGGCGGGAATCGGACCCGCGCCTCCACCTTGGCAAGGTGGAATTCTGCCGCTGAACTACTAAGACCAGTATCAACAGGAACCCCAGCCTGCCAACATATCGGACCCACAATACCTACGTCCGACTTCCTTCGATCCGCAAGAAGGTCACGATCCTTCTCCTCCACGTTACCAACGTGGCGTGCTGCCATTATCACTATCACGGAATGCTTACTTCTTCGATCCCCGGAAGAGATTTGAACTCTTACCGCTGGTTTACGAAACCAGGATTCTGCCAGTTGAACTACCAGGGAATGCTTACTTCTTGGAGCCAAATCCCGGTACCGCCCCGGATCATTCTCGTTACAAAGGAGAAGTCGCACTTCGCGATAAGGCTTGTTAATGCAAGAAATCCGACTTCCAAGTTTTCCCTCCCAAGAGAACTCTTCTGCCGGACTTCAAGACTTTTACCTGTCTGACCAGGTATTAGTGGCGCATCCGGGAACCGCCCCCGGCCTATTTCTGTTAATGAGACAGATGACTACACTTGCAGTCTCATGCGCACGGGGTTACTTCACTTCTTTACTTCCTACTGCTTTCGGTTGGGGAAGAGCTCCTAACAACCACCCGAGACTCGGGAAATGCTTTTCTGCCCAGGCTACTGCTGCGTAATACGCACCAGCGGCGGCGGGGCCGATAAAGGCAAACGTCCCCACGTCCACTTTGCCGAAGTGGGCCGACAGATAGGCTACTATTGAGCCCACTGTCGCTGCGACGAAGGCTCGAATCCATGCTCGGACCTTTGTCGTGGTAAGTGTATTAGTTGTACTCATGTTTAAAATAATACCACACGTTCTGGAGAAAATCCACTCTTTAGGAATGTGACACCGGACGGGATCTGTGCTAAAGTTGTTTTGTCCCCCGGATGGGCCGGGAGAGAAGGGAATCACATGGCTGGATACAACATTGAGCGTGACTCAGCAAAAATGCTGAAGTATCTCGATCACTCACGACTGGTTGACATTGGCAATAGACATCAATATCTGTCATACAGGACCGCAACGGTTGAAGACTTAATGGCTGAGTTTCATTGGATGCGCTCTAGGGTCACCACGACACTGGAACACCTGGTGTCCAAAGAACTCGTTGCCAAAGCTGGGTTTCGGCTCAACCTGAAATTCAATGGCACTGATTCAACTACTTATTGGCTTGCCGGTCGTGAAAGGACTTGACATGATCCGGATTTCCGGATTAGTTGACATGAACCGGATTTCCGGTTACACTGTCCCCATGAACGAAAATGACAACGGAGGAAATATGGAACTGAAGACTTCAACAGACCCCAAGATCGTCAAGATGTTTCGGAGACTCGAAAAGTTCTTGGATCAGGAGGGGCTGGCAACGCTGGGGAGGTCCGTCGATTTTATGAACGCAGAGACGGGACGTGTATTTGCCGTCTTTCTTTCCCCGGACTCGCGGCGAGAACTGACCAAGGAGCGTGACGCACTTCTGGATCAACTTACTGCTGCCAACGTGACTCTCGAAATCCTCGAAGACGACAACGCTCTGCTCGCTCTCATTGATGCACAGAATAATGTGCTGATGGGGCGAGCTACTACCGGCGATGAGGTTTCCGAGTTCGATCCCTATGCGGCCATGGGCGAGATACTTGGTGGAGACGATTTTGACCTTCCCCCGGACGAGGATCCCGATATGACGGTGGTGCTCAAGAGGAGCGAATGGGAGATAGTGGTAGCGCCATTCTACGAGCCCGTAAAGGCGTCCCCTCTCAACAAGGTCCGTGCGCAACTTGGAGGCCTACGGGCTGGTTGGAGTTTCGCCCCCGTAAAAATCGCTGAGGATTCTCCTGGGGTCTTCATCACAGAGCAGGAGTACGAGGAACTTATCAACCTCCGAGTGAAGCGTGCTCGCGACAAGGAAACCATTACCGGACTCAATGCCACGGTCAAGGAGAACAAGAAGGGCGCGGAGACTCTTCAGCGTCAGCGCGACTCGTATCTCGCTCAACTCCTTGAAGAGAAGGCTCGTTTTGAGAACTTGGTAAACGACCTCTTCTATGGGAACAAGATCACTCTCAACGAAGCTCGTATCTTCAACGGAGACGTAGCTATTCCAGGTGGAGATGCCTACTACAATGACGCCACACGAGACCACGCCCCTCGTCACGCCTTCACATCGGATGCTATCCGTGACAGTGACTTCTTTGGCTACAAGCCGGAGGACTTCCGTTGACTAAGACGATCTACGTTTCAGGTCCCATGACGAATTATGAAAATTTCAACTATCCGGCTTTTCACGCGAACGCGGCCTTCCTGCGTGAGGGCGGATGGAACGTCATCTCCCCCGCCGAACTAGACGCCGATCTAGGTATCGATGAGACCACGGTTATGACCGAGGCGCTGTATCTCGACATCATCAAGCACGACTATGCCGCGCTCTTGAAATGTGACGCCATCGCTTTCATTCCCGGATGGGAGAAGTCGCGTGGTGCCAAGTTGGAGAGTGACTTTGCGAACGTACTCAAACTTGAGCGCTACCGAGTTGATGCGAGCAAGTCGTACTTGGAGCAAGAAAAGATATTGGCGTTTACCGGTTTTGCTGGTAGTGGGAAGGATTCTGTTGCTCAGCAGTTCGTGAAGAACGATGGCTATGAGCGCATCGGCTTCGCGGACCCGCTGAAGAAAATGCTCTACGCTCTCAATCCCCGTATCGAACTTTTCAACGACGACTTCATTGGGCACTGGCACATCAAGAACATTGTCGATATCAAGGGATGGGACGAGGCCAAGAAAGAGCCCGAGATTCGTCAGTTGCTTCAAAAACTTGGGACAGAAAGTGGGCGCGCCGCACTGGGTGAAGACATCTGGGTGAAGACACTCTTCAATAGTCCTCACGGTGCTCGGATCGTTATTCCGGACGTGCGCTTCAAGAACGAGGCCGACGAGATTAGCCGTCGCGGAGGAACAGTGGTGCGGATCATTCGTCCCGGCGTTGGTCCGGTGAACGACCATGCCTCCGATCAAATCAACTTTGAGGCTGATTACACCTTGGTCAATGACGGCACGCTAGAGGAAGCATACGCTACTCTGAAGTCTTACTTAGAGCCACCGTTCTAATGACCTATCAAGTTGCTAACGGCACCATAAAGCGCGTTCACCCGCCAACGGTTTGTGCTGGCTCAATCTGCTGCATTCACAATCCCTCTGCACACTCAATGCTTTCTTTCCCCCAGCATTTCGGACGCAGAGGAACCGTGCTCATGGAGCGCGAGTGTCCACACGGATTCTTTCACCCCGACCCCGACGATCCCAAGACGCAAGACTGGGTTGTCCGTCGTCATCACTGCGACGGGTGCTGCAAGGGCTGTTACACCGGCTATCCGGGGAAGCCGGACTGGTGGGGAGACGAGCAACACACTCCCGACCGCCGCCTGCTTGTTAACAAGGCGCAATGCAGGGCTTGTGGGGACATCATCGAGTCCAAGAGTGTCCATGATTTCGTTGAGTGTAATTGCGGGGCCATCTTTGTGGATGGCGGACGTGAGTACCAGCGATTCGGCGCAGATTTCTTGGAGAACTTCATCGACCTGAGTGAATACGAAGAGATTAACAATGACAATTAGCGAAGCACTCGACACCGGGACACTGAGTTACTCCCGCGCACAAGCTCTGGGCATCGAGTACGTGCAGGGGTATGACCTC